GTCGGTGAGTTCGACGAGGGTCGTCACTTCCGCCCGCTATCCTTCACGGCCCGACCGGGATGGTAGTTCTCCGCCTCGGCGTAGAGCTTCTTGGCCGCGGGCGTGAGCGTCGAGGGCGCCAACTGCGGGCTGATGCAGTAGCGGTCGATGGGCGCGGTATTGGCGGGCTTGCGCGCCGCGCCGAAGCCTCGGGTCTGCATGGTCATTTGATCTTCTTGCTCCCTGCCTTGGGGGCGAGCGCGCTCTTTTCGAGCCGCCCGAGGCCGCCGGCTGCGCCTGCGGTCATCTTCTTGGGGACGATAATCTTGCTGGTTTTCATGTCGATCTCCCGATCTGTAGATTGTGTAGCAGGTCTGTTCGTGGTCGTCACGAGGGCTTAGGAAGCCGTTGGAACCGTCGTCCTCGATATGGCCTACCCACCCGGATGGCGCGGCCTAGATGCACCTGATCGTGCCCGTAAAATTTGGCCGCGTCTTTCACGCTCTCGAAGACGTTCCCGTCATCTAGGCACTGCACCGGAATCTTGCGCGCTTCACTAGCTGCACTTGCACCGGTACGAGCGCGCGACGCTATACGCGCTGGGGTGTCCTGCCAACCGCGCTGCTTGAGCGTCTGGCTGATCTTGACCTTGGTCTCTTCTAAAACCGGCTGCCCGGTACGCCCCTTCGTGGGTGGCCGACCTGTTTGGGCGGCAGCTTTTTTCGCTCGGGTCTCCGCAGAGTCTTTACGCCCGATCATCTTAGCCCGCTGCTCGGGGGCCATAGGCACACCTAGTCTAGCCTGCCGCATTTTCTCACGGGTTTCCTCGCTCGGAGGCGGTCGGTTTCGTTGACCTTCGCTGATGCGTGCGCGCGTCTCTGCGCTAAGTTTACGCCCTTTCCGTGCAGCGCTCAGCAACGCACGAGTCGACGCATGTAAAGTCCCTCCTTCACCCCCAGCAGTCAGGTTGTACTCTGGCCGGTGCTTAGAGATCATCTCCCATTCGTAAACTTTAGCCAGTTCATAGTCGTCTTCGAAATCCGCGAGGATGCCGAATACGAAGTTCTCTTGCCCGTATTTACGCATCGCTTTGTGGAGCAGATTCCCCCGTCCTAGTCGCGCTTCATTTCGATGCGACCGTTGCCGGTTGTGCAGACCTTGCTTGGTGACCCCGATATAGCGCTTCCCGTTAACGAGGTTCCGCGCTTGGTACACTATGACTTTCGGCTCAACTAGCTGGCTCAAACGACGCCCCTCGCTAAACTATGAGCACCGTCAGGTCGCCCACTTGGCAGGAAATAAACTGGTTGAAATTTCCTATAGGCATCCAGCCGAAAAGTCCAGTGCTTCCGGGCCGCCCTGTGTCCGGTCTCGGATTGATCAACGACTGCGGGTCCGTCATGCCAACCGTTAGCCGCCCGATCTGCAACTGCGGGTTGTCTTCGTCCCAGCACGTCGGGCAGGCTTTCGAGCCCGTCGGCCGCTGGTCGAAGATGACCATCTTCAACTGATTCAGCCGGTAAGGAAACCCGCAGATGTCGCAAAGCCCTCTTGCCCATGGTGGGCTGATCTGGTTCGAGGCCATCAGTTGTGCGTCCTGTACGACGGCCTCGGGACGATCTTGAGCGTGCTACGATCCCTGTCTTCCTCACTCGCAGCCTGCCACGCTTCGGCGTACTCGGCCTTCAAGGTCTGGACGAGATTGGGGTCATCCCGGCGCTTCTTCTGCGCAATGTAGTAGGCCAGCCCGCTGACAAAGACGGGCAGGAAGCGGAACGGGAAATCGCCGGTGTTGGTGAAAGCGCCTGCATCTTCGATGCGTCGAAGGACGTGATAGACTAGTGTGAACGGACCAGCGTCGCCCGGCAGAGGCCAGACATTTGCTGTGATGCCGTCGGTGCCCCGGTGATAGTAGACCTCAGTCGGGCGACCGGTAACTGTCGGATTGGTGCGTGTGGCCTGTGTGCTGATGCTGACACGCGTCACGTTGAGCCGCGAGATCGTAGGCGAGGTCCTGTAGGGCGGAAGCTGCACGACCTGCTCGATCACATCGACGATGTCGGCGCCGAGGAAATAACTACCTACCCCGTAGGTGAGAAGCTGCGTGCGCTCCTCGTAAGTGAACATGTTGAGCCCGCGATTGGCCCACTCCAACAGCATGAGGTTGATGCTGCGGCGCGCGGTCCGCATGTCGTAGCCTGAGCGGCTTTCAAGGCCGCAGCGCTCGAACGCCTCCTCTATGGATTCCACCATATTGAGTTGGAATGACGTAGTCCCGCTGGTCGAAATGACGACCTCCTACTTACCGGTTGTAGTCGTTCTGCCGAACCGAGAACTGCAACTCCGCGCCCGACGAGTAGGAGTCCCAGCGCAGCCGCGCCGCGGTCGAGTAGTTGAGGCACGAGCCCGTCAGGTCGGCGGTCTTGTTCGCCTGCGTGACGCCCCACACCAGCGTCGAAGGATCCGTCGCGCCAGTGATCGGCATGTTGGTTTCCTCGATGTCATACTGGCAGGTGCCCGTCAGCCCGCCGACCACGAAGGTCGCCGGGTAGTCGTTGCGCCAGTTGAGCAGCAGCGTCGGGCTGACGACCTGGCTGACCGTGCCGACGTTGACGTTCGACGCCACCTGCGCCGACGCGGCAATGCGCGTGATGGTCTGCCAGAACGTCGTCGACACGACCTCGGTCGTGGTCACGCCTGTGATCGCCTCGGTGCGCGTGAAGCCGTCCTGGTCGGTGCCGTAGACGGTAAAGATCACCGACGAGACGTCACCCGCCGAGTCGATGAGGATGCGCACACCCCCGACGCCCGACGAGTAGCCGGCACTGGTTGTGCTCCACACGCCACCCGAAACCTGCGAGCCGTTGAGCACGAGGTTGGCGGCGCCGGCGGTGGTCTGCGCCTGCGCGATCCCGTTGGTCGAAGTGTTGGCCGGGTCCATGTCATACGCGAAATACGGCATACGTGCCTCCTGATGAAGGAAGCGGGAGCCGAAGCTCCCGCTTGCCGATTACGCGTTGGCCGGGGTGAGCAGGCCCGACAGGGTGATCGCGCCGGAGACGTAGTTCTCGAAGGCGCCGAGACCCGTCGTTGCCGTGAACAGCAGCGGGGCGGAGGCGTCGAGAGTCAGGCAGTAGTTGTTGTTGATGAGGCCCGTCGAGGTCGTGCCGCTCAGGTTGACCAGCGCGCCGGTCGCGGTTGCGGTGTTCTTGCGATAGGTGCGGTTGTAGGCGATCGATGCCGACGTCAGCACCCCGGCCGTGACCGTCACGCCGCTCGCCGCGACGGTGGTGGCCGCGAGGTTGATGTAGTTGCCCGAGAAGGTCAGCTGGTCGATGCCGTTGGCGGTCAGCACGAAGCTGTTGACCGAGGTGGTGCCGAGTCCGACCCAGGTGTTGTTGGTCACCGTCAGGCGGTCCGCGGTGTTCGCCGCGCCGGTGCAGTTGATGATGTTGAGGAAATTCAACACGCCACTGGCGTCGGCGAAATGACAGCCGTCGAGAGTGAAGCCGACAGCCGTGACGGTGTAGGCTCGAGCGATCGACAGGAAGTTGCCGGTGTGGCGGATGTTGCGCACGGTGACGTTGGCTGCGCTGACCGGGATCGCCGCGGTGTTGGCCGTGGTGAAGTTGAACACCGGGCGCTGGCTGCCAGTACCCATGCCGACGATGCTGACATTGGCGACGTCGAGCAGGAGCGCGGTGGCGCTGCTGATCGTGACCGTAGACCCCTGCTGAACGTAGATCGTCGCGTAGGCCCCGGACGGTACCTGACTGAGCGCGTAGGTCAGCGTCTGGTACGGGTACGTCGGGCTGGTGCCGTTGCCAGCATCCACACCGTTGACGGTGTCGACGAAGAGGACAGTACCGGTGAGGGGTGTTTCGCCTGCGTTGGCACCGTAGAGCGTGATTCCGAAACTGGACACGCCATTAGGGAAATTGGTCGTCGGCATGGTTGCCATGTCTCCTGTGAGGACGCCCGCAGTTGGAGAAGACCAGGGACTGGGTACCCCACGGCGCGTCGATTGGCAGACGGTACGCTGTTACCGTGAAAAAGAAAAGGCCCGCGTGGGGGCACACGGGCCAGTTTGGGGGTGCCCCGAAGTCGAGGGAGGAGGATACGGCCTCGGAGCAGGTGGAGAGTAGGGCGGTTGGGTGGGGGTCGTCAAGCTATAGCGTGCACACCCGACACGTACCCGACAACCGGCGCTTATCCATCATGTCGAGCGAGCGCTGCGGGACGCGGCCTTTCTCGAACTCCCGACGAAGATCCGCCAACGACGCCGGCCAAGCGTCGCGGTCCGGCGAGCGGAACGTATAGGGCGTGTTGCGCTGGCGGGTCACGAAGGCTTCGAGCTCCTCACCCTCGGCGTACATCTCCGGGTAGTCGCGCCACAGGATGAACCACTCGCCGAGCTTCTGCCAAAAACACACCGCGCAGTCGGTCCGGTCGGGCACCGTCACGCCGCGCTCGGCAAGGAAGTCGAGCACGGTCTCAATCGTCCAGCCCCATTCCTTCATCGGGAAGCGCATCTGCACGCCGTCCGCATCCGGGAACACCATGCCGGTCCGGCTCTCTTCGTCGGCGCGCAGCCCGACGTACGAGACGCACGGCGTCTGGGTGGCCAACCACTCGTAGTAAGGCTCGAGCTTGAGAATGCGCGTGCACCAGCGCTGCCGATGGTTGGGCAGTGCTCGCTGCTCCAGGATCAGCGTCTTGAGCGTGTGCGTGGCGAACAGTTTGCCGTTGGCGACGAGGGGCGTCAGCGGCTTGCCGAGCAGATCGGAAATCTTCTTCCAGTGCACATACATCTCCGGCAGTTCATTGCCGGTCGGTGTGATGACGTAGAGGTAGTCGCGGGGCTCTTTCTCCGCGAGCGCCAGCGCCATGGCCGTTGAGTCTTTACCGCCCGAGAGGGCGACGATGTGCTGGGTCATTTGTCGCGCTCCGTGAAACGGGTTTCACCGGGCTGCGCGCTATGCTTGATCAGGTATTCGATGGCGGCCCGTAAAATTCTCACGTCGTCCTGTGCGTGACCTATCACAGCGTTACAACCGTGACAGGACAAACTTCGTATGGCCCCCGTTCGGTGGTCATGCTCCACCGCCAGCATCTTAGTGTTACCGGCCTTGTCTTTTGCTGTTTCGACGTTCCCGCAGATCGCGCACTTTCCGTCCTGTTCGGCGTACAGCACATCGTACTGCTCGAGCCCGAAGTCTGGGCCGAAATTTCGCCGAAGGTTAGAATCTTTGTACTGACCGGGGTACATCTTTTTGTGCGCCGCCTTCTGGCGCCGGTTGTAATCTACCGAGCTTTCGCCTTCTTCCTTTTTCACGAGCGCTTCGCGCCACTCAAAGTTACCGGGGCCCATCGGTTTAGAGCGGTCAATGGGGTAGAGCCGATGACGTCTGGACGGTCGAGCGCCGCCGACCTCCAATACGAACACCGCGAAATCTTCCTTCCAGCGGTCCACCACTGGCCGGGTATTTTTTACTCTCCGAAACTCTGTCCACTGCGCGTAGAGATCGTGCTGCGAAACAGTGTTCGTTTTCTGTGGGTAGGCGCGCCCCGGCTCCGTAGTGCCGGTTCGTCGCAGTCGCAGTAGATGTTTGGAACACAGTCCTTGGCCGTGCACCTTGGCTTCACAACCTTCAACAGAGCACGCACCACGGTCGGCGGTTTCGGCTCGGGTAAAAGAAGGGCTCCGCTGCCAGCGGGAGTAGCACGTACGACACAAGCCGCGCGCAGCAATTGGGCGGTTCTGCCCACACTCTGTGCACTCCATTTCAGGTCTCCGATAGTAGGATACAACGGAACCTGCGTAGCACGGTATCAAAAACATTGCAATAGCCAAAAGAAAAAGGGGCCCTTGTGAGGCCCCTTTCCCTGTTGTATCCTAGGAAACCCTAGGAATATCAGGCACCTGGGCTTCCCCACACGGCCAAATAGTCACTCAGACCGAAGCTGTAGCGCTCGCGCTGGCGATAGCGAATATTTCCGGTATCGAAGTCGCCATCGCTATCTTCAGAGACCGGGACACGATTGAAGTACTTCGCGCCTTCGGGGACGTCGGTCATCAGGAACCATGAGTCGGGGTCCGTCAGGTAGTGGTTCACCGCGAACCCTTCCGGAACGGCACCGATCGCCTTGACGGCGTTGATGTCGTTGTTGCCGGTGCCGGTCTGCAGCTGCGTCTCGAGGATACGAGTTGCAATGTAGATCGACTCCTTCGGAACGATCATCTTGCGAACCCGAGCCTGGATGAGCTTGCCGCGATCGTCCGTCCATCCCGAGATCTGGATGGTGGCGTTTTCGAGCGAAGTCTCGTTCAGGTCGACGGCAACCGCCGGACGGTTGGAGATGACCGGGCCGGAAACCTGCGGGTGCGCCGTGGAGAACAGCGGAACGCCGTCGCCCACACCATAGCCGCCAGACGCAAGCGCCGTGAAGCCGGTGTTAAACGGAACGGCCGCCTTGATCTCCTTGGTATTGCGCATGGCACGACCAAGCTCGCGGGAGTAGCGAGTCGAGAGGCTGTCGTACAGGTTGTCTTCGAAGGCTTCCTGCGTGAGCGCGAACCCCATGGAGATCGTCTCCATGACGTAGGTCGAGGTGTAGCCTTCCTGCGCGGTGTCGAACAGGGTGGCAGCGCCTTCCTGCTTGACCGGCGCCGACTGGAAGCCCGTCGCCTTCTGGTCCTGCTCGAAGGACCGGTCCGAGGAGTACTCGGTGTAGATGTCCATGAACTCCATGGGGTATTCGTTGTAGCTCATGCCGAAGATGGCATTGAGACCCGGAAGAAGCTCGCGAAGGAGCTGAGCGCGTGAAATTGCGGCCATGATCTGTGCTCCTTACACGCCGAGTTTCGTGAGGATCTGCTGGGTGTTGTTGAACACCACGAGCACATCGGTGAAAGCGTCGCCCGACGCGTTGGTCGGCGACTCGACGAGACCCACCACGCGAAGCGGAAGCGTGTCGGTCGTGTCGAGAGACGACGCGTTGAGGGCGTTGCGGCTCTTGCCGAAAGCGGCGCTGCCGGCGGTCTGGACGATCGCGGCGTTCTTGCCGACATCGGCCCACGTCACCGGGCCGTTGGCCTGGATCTGGAACACGCCCCACGGGAAGCTCGACACGTAACCCATCGGGAAGTTCGGGTAGGTCGTGTAGCCCGTGGTCGTCGACGCCGGCCAGTACTGCTGCGGCTGGAAGTAGCCGAGGCTCGGGCTGATGAACTTGCAGCCGAGGAACACGCCGTAAGGCGTGAGGCTGGTCGTGCCGGTGTCTTTTTCGAGCGTGTTGTTCGAGCCGAGCTTGACCACGTCACCGAAGAAGATGGACGTGGTGTAGCCGTCGAGGATGGGGACCTGTTCGAACCCCTGAGTGTTGTACTGCGCGCCCTGGTTCAGAACCGGGACCATGCCGTACGGATTAGCCGTGCTGGACATCATTGTCTCCTGGAGGAAGGAGCGCTCAACTGCCCTTGCGGTCCTGGAAGGTCGATCGAGCTTTCGCTTCCTTGAACTTCTTGACCACCTGGTCGTTGTCGCGCATGTAGTGATCTTCCGCGGAGTTCAGTTCACCGATCGACCGGCGCAGGTAAGTGTCGTTCCGCTGCTTGACCATTTCGGCCGGCATCTTGCAAAGGATCAGCCCACCGGATTCGATGTGGCCGGTCACCTTGTTGGTGCCCCATTCCGAAACGATGCCCGGATGATCCTCGGCGCGAACCGGGGTCCATCCTTCGCGAGTCCGCTTGTCGACATTCGTGGTGTCGGCATTGCCGCGGCTCGACGTCCGCACCCACTTGAAGACCCACCCATCTTCGGGTTCCGGGTCGGGGAGCAGCGAAGGCTCTTTCCATGCGCGGCTGCGTTCTGAACGCTCCCGCGTTTCCAAAGACCGTGGCGTCCTGGTGGATGGCGCTTCAAGCGCGTCCCAGGGATCGAGGGTCTCTGTCGTCATGCGCCGTTTCCTTCTCTCTGGAGCCGTTTACGCTTTTCGTCAGCGTACTTGTCCAGTGGGATCCGCATTTTCTGGGCGAGAGAAACTTCGGACCGGGTCAGTTCCACCTGTCCTTCGCGCAGTGCCGGACGCTGAACCCCGTCTTCACGGGAGCCTTCCGTCACGCCGTTGGTCCGGCGGGGAGCAGTGCGCTCCGTAGTCGTGCCGTCCGATTGCTCGTACGGCTGGTGATCTGGGTACATCGCTTTCATTCCCCTGTCCAGTTCCCTTGTGTATTCAGGGGACTCCGGGCGGATGCCACGTGAAACAACCGCTTCGTGAATCGACAGCGCGAACTTCGTCTTGGCCGGGTCGCGGTTGAACCAGCGGTCGTTATGCGAAATCCATGCCGTGACATTCGGCGCGATATTCGGCGCCTGCTGCTGGCGCTGCGGCTGCTGGGCCTGACGGTCCTGCTGCTGTTGCTCGGGGGTGCGCGGGGTCGGTGTGCGCGCCGCGATCTGCGTCAGTTCCGACGCCGCGATGCTCATGTCTGCGGTGGCCGTGGCGATGGCCTCGGCGTCACCGTCGGCATGCGCCTGCGCCAGACGGCGGCGTGCATCGGCCATCTTGGCTTCGCGCTCAGCCTTCATGCTGTTGGCGAGCGCCGTTGCGCCCGATTCACCGCGTCGGCGGAGGTCCGCCACTTCGGCAGCCTGCTGGCGCGCGAGCTCGATCGCTGCGTCGCGTTCGCGATCAGAGGCTTCCTTGGCGCGGCGGGCCGTCTCGACCTCGGCCTTCATGCGCTTCAGGCGCTTGGCCGTGCGCTCCGAGACATTGGCCTGCAGGTCGTCGTCGTTCTCGTCGAGCGTCGACGCGCCGTCCCATTCGGTGGGGCGGCCACGATCATCCTCGGGCGTGTCATCGACGATGGCGATGGGAACGGCCGGGGTCTTGGAGTTGAGGTCGATGAGCGTGACCTCGGGGAGGTCATCCGCACTGGCGGGGAGGTTGACCATGTTGCGCCGGTCGCCCGGCGTCGCCTTGAAACTTTCGCGTGCCATCAGAGACCCCCAACCTCGGCGCCCTCGGGCACCGTGCCGACGATGCCGTCGTCGCTGAGCATGCGGTATTCGACCATATCACCGGTCTCGGTGTCCTTGGAGCGGAAGCGCATGCCCTGGTAGCGGGAGAACAGGACGTTGTCGCCGACCTTGCACCACGCGCCGTTCGGGAATTTCTTGGCGTCGCGGTAGCAATCCGGTCCCATGGCGAGGACAGTGCCGACAACAGTCGCGGCGCGCTCGCGCTCGACAACCACGTCAGGGATGATGATGCCGAGGGCGGTCTGCTGTTCCATAGTCGGCAGCGCAACGAGCATGTGGTACCCGACCGGGTCCGGGAGGACGACCATTTCGGTGTCCTGTTCGGTCCGCGTCTGGCCGAACGAGCTGGTCTTGATCGGGGTGGGCGCTGCCGAGGCGCGGGTCTTCTGTGCGGCGTCATTCATCTGGGGTGTCTTCTCCGGTTGAAAGTTCCTTGCGGTGATCCGCAAGTTCGTCGAGCAGTTCCTTGAGCACGCGGTAGCGGGCTACCGCGCTGGCATAGGCGGCGTAGTCGAGGGCGTTGCCCTGCAGGATGACGCCCGTGATGTCTTCGAGCTTTTCGCGCAGGCGTTTTTCGATGAAGGTCAATTCATGCCTCGGGTCTTGGCGGCCAGCTTGGCCTTCTCGGCATCAGCCCTGAGCCGGGCGTTCAGCATGTCGACGATGTTGGCCATCGAGGTCGTGCCGATATTGGCCGCGAGTTCGGCTTGCCGCAGTTGCATTTCATCCGCCTGCGTCTTGCCGTTGACCTCCGCCGCGAGGGTCGAGCGTTCGGTTTCCGACTGCTCCTTGAAGATGGTCTTGAGGACGTCGATGACGTGCGTGATCTGTGCGTCGTTGATGTCGGCTTCGACCTTCATGCGCCGCGTCTCTTCGGCCATGCGCTTGGTCTCCTGCGACATGGTCTCGTTCTGGACCACCGGGTCCTGCAGCTTCCCCAAGGCTTCGCGCGCTGCGGCCTCGGCCTTGTGCGTTTCGAGCAGCTTGTCGGCTGCCGCGGCGCTGAGGCGGCTGATCTGGTATTCGACGTCCTCGGGCAGCGGCTCGCCGGGCGGCGGCAACGGCACGCCAAGCTGCTCCTCGATGTCCTGCCGGTACTGAAAGGCGAGGTGCTCGAGGATGTGGGCGTTGGCAGCGCTGATGATGCCCGGCGCCGCCGGGTTGTTGGTCAGCATCTGCACCATCTGCGGATCTTCGGCCGCCGCCATGTGCACGGTGATGTGCGCCTTGTGGTCCTGCATGATCCCGGCGCGCACCGGCTTGCCGGTGAGGATCGCCATGTTCTCGCTGACCGGGTCGGCGGGCTGCACGTCCTCGTCGGGCGGGATGTAGTAATCCGCCTTGTCGGAGCCGAGCACCGTGATCATGTCGCGGTGGACGTTCTTCAGGTTGTAGATCGTCGGCGCAGTCTGGGTCAGCTGGATGATCGCCTGCATGACCATGATGCGCTGCGCCATGGTCGAGGCGTTCGGGTCGGCCACCGGGATGACGTCGACCTTGTCGTCGTAATCCTGCGCGCGGGACGAGTTGAGCTCGCGCTGCTTGAGGCGGAACGGGTATGGAATCTCGCCCATGAAATCGCGGACGATTTCGCTGATGACGATGAGCTCCTGCGTGAAGCTCTCGTACAGGCGTTGCTGCACAGCGCTCATCACCTTCATCGAACGCTCGATGATGGCGAGGGTGGTGCCGACCGGCATGTTCTGGCCGGTCATGTCGGTGATCTTCATGTCGGCGACGGAGCCGATGCGGCGGCCCTCGTCGACGATCTGGCCGAGCAGCGCGGCAAGCACGGTGCTGGGCTCGCCATAGGGCAGCGGGAAAAAGGACTCTTTCAGCGTGCCCGCGCTGACCTCGACATCGCGCCACTCGCCGGGGCCGATCGGGCTGCTGTCGTCCTTGATCCGCGCCTGCTTGGTCTTGTAGCCGGCGGGCAGGTTGGCGAGCGTGCCAGCGTCGACCAACTGGCGCAGGATGCTGGTGGCGCTCTCGGTCAGCCCGCCAAGGATATTGATGAGACCGATGCCGTAGGGGCCGAAGCCCGGCATGTACTTGTGCTGGACGACGTCCTGCTGGCGCTCGAACGCCTCATCGCCCTCACGCCAGTTGCGGCGGATGCTCAGGACTTCGTTCGAGTATTTGTCGACCGTGACGATGTAGGGGACCGGCAGGCCGGTGACATTGGTCGTGTCCTGCGGGAAGGCGTAGTCGATGTGGACTTCGTATAGCCGGTAGAGGTTGTCCCGCGCCTGGTTGGTGTTCGACCGGCCTTCGATCTTGTCCTTGCTCTGCTGGATGTCGGTGGTGAGCGTCGGGGTGCTGGACAGGTCGACCGTGCGGAAGAAGCCGCTGGCCATCCGGCTTTCAATCCAGTTG